AATTTCAAAAGCATCAATGACAAATGGGGGCATCATATGGGTGATCAAGTCATAGTAATGGTTACCAGAATAATAAAAAAATCCATCAGGAAAGAGGATATATTAGGGCGCTTAGGCGGTGAGGAGTTCGGTATTATCATTAAAGGTAATACTCAAAAGCTCTTGCTATCAATTGCAGAGCGAATCAGAAAAAACATTGAAGAGCAATGCTCGGAAAAATTATTATCGCATGGACCTGAGAAAATAACTGTCAGTATTGGTTGCTTTACTTCAAAAGAGAATAATCTCAGTCCATCTGAAATGTTAGTCAATGCCGATAAAGCGTTATATCAAGCCAAAAGAACCGGAAAAAACAAGGTGATAACTCACTCAAAATAAACACCTTTTTAAAATACAGCCCCAATAAACTGCAGAATATTATCCCATATAATATCCTGCTGTTCGTAATGCACTATTCGATAATGGGTCCTGTTGGCCATTCAATATCCGGTGCAGTTGTTGTATTAACACGGTTCAGCAACACCCGATACTTCTTCCAGGCTTCCACCACCAGCACGACAAGATGCCGCATACAGTGACCCAGTCAGTCCAGTTTCCAGACAACCAGTGCGTCACCTTTTTGAAGGCGCTTTAAAGCACGTTTTAATCCAGGTCGGCCTGTCCTTATTCCGCTTAATTTATCTTCAAATATTTGTTCACATCCTGCACAAACAAGAGCGTTTCGTTGCAGGTCTGTATTCTGGTCATTTGTTGATACCCTTACATAGCCAATCAGCACGCTGAATCTCCCGTCCAAAAGCACAAATCATGCCATGCAGGCCAGAAACCGCCATTATCTAAAACCTCGGTTTACAGGAAACGGTAAATCAGGCTTCTGGCGCATTACAGAAAAACCAGAACGGCGCAGATATTCCGGGAAAAGATACCTTCACCAAAAACATTGGTGCCTGCCGCGCATATAGCGCATGGCTGAATATTGGTGGCGATAGTCAGGTCTGGACAACTGCGCAATTTATTTCGTGGCTGGAGAGTCAGGGGGCATTTAACCATCCTTACTGGATGTGCAAAGGCTCATGGGCTTATGCAAATAATAAGGTTATTACAGATACAGGTTGCGGAAATATTTGTCTTGCAGGTGCTGTGGTGGAAGTTATTGGCACTCGCGGCGCAATGACCATACGCGTTACTACGCCGAGCACGTCCAGCGGTGGCGGAATTACTAACGCTCAATTCACTTATATTAATCATGGTGATGCTTACGCTCCTGGCTGGCGACGAGACTACAACACGAAAAACCAGCAGCCTGCATTTGCTTTAGGGCAAACAGGACGCAGGGTCGCAAATGATAAAGCTGTTGGCTGGAACTGGAATAGCGGTGTTTATGATGCAGATATCAGTGGTGCATCGACATTAATCCTCCACTTCAATATGAATGCGGGGAGTTGCCCTGCTGTACAGTTCCGCGTGAATTACAGGAACGGCGGTATTTTTTATCGTTCAGCGCGTGATGGTTATGGCTTTGAAGCTAACTGGTCAGAGTTTTACACCACAACACGCAAACCCTCTGCGGGGGATGTTGGTGCATATACGCAGGCAGAATGTAACTCAAGGTTTATTACAGGTATTCGCCTTGGCGGTCTGTCATCTGTTCAGACATGGAAAGGCCCCGGCTGGTCTGACAGGTCAGGTTATGTCGTTACGGGTTCAGTTAACGGAAACCGTGCTGAATTAATTGATACAACTCAGGCAAGGCCAATTCAGTATTGCATTAATGGGACGTGGTATAACGCGGGGAGTATTTAACGATGATGCACTTAAAAAACATTACTGCTGGCAACCCTAAAACAAAAGAGCAATACCAGCTAACAAAGCAATTTAACATCAAATGGCTTTATTCAGATGATGGAAAAAACTGGTATGAGGAACAAAAGAATTTCCAGCCAGACACTTTGAAAATGGTCTATGACCATAACGGCGTTATTATTTGTATTGAAAAGGATGTTTCAGCAATTAATCCAGAGGGTGCAAGCGTCGTTGAATTACCTGATATTACAGCAAATCGCCGGGCTGATATTTCGGGGAAATGGATGTTCAAAGATGGCGTAGTGATAAAGCGAACTTATACCGAGGAAGAGCAGAGGCAACAAGCGGAAAATGAAAAGCAAAGCCTGTTGCAACTTGTCAGGGATAAAACCCAGCTATGGGACTCACAGCTACGGCTGGGCATCATTTCCGACGAGAATAAACAAAAATTAACCGAGTGGATGCTCTATGCGCAGAAAGTCGAATCTACAGACACTTCCGGCCTGCCAGTAACGTTTCCCGAACAACCAGAATGAGAGAAGGCCCGCTATCGGGCCTTAATTTTTACTCTGGTTTTTGTGGCCATTCAGGATTTGCCGTATCCACACGGCTGACCAGAACACTGTAGCGTTCCCATGCTTCCAGTCGTGTGCGTTCCTCGTCTGTTGCCATATTCAGCCTGACAGCGCGTTCCAGCGGTTGGATGACTGATTCAGCTTCGGAAAGCAATGCGGCCTTTTGTGATTCGGCCTGTTGTTGTTGCTCGTCTGCCGTATAAATCCGTTTAACCACAGCTCCGTCCCTAAACATCCACTTACCGGAATCATCAGCGCAGCGGTTGGCTGTAATATCTGGAACCTCAACGACGCTATAACCTTCAGGGTTAAGCGTGGAGGCATCTTTGGTGATGGCGACAATAATATTATTTGCATCGTAAACAATCTTTATTGTGTCTGGCTGAAAGTTTTTCACTTCCTCATACCAGTTTTTTCCGTCTTCGGACCATAACCAGATAACATCAAAATTCTTTGTTAGCTGATATTGTTCTTTTGTTTTTGGATTTCCAGACTTAATATTTTTTAAATGCTGCATAAATTACACCTGTACGACGTTATACCATGTGCCATTGATGTATTTTTGTATTGGTCTGAATACTGCCGGATCATCGCCATCAACTGCACCGATAATGCCAAGCCCCGTAATTGCATGACCTGATTTCTCATACATCACGCCTTTTTGCATAGTCTGAACAACACGTGTACCAAGTCGGACATCTCTCACATAACGTGAGTCAAAATTACCATAATTGCCGGGAATAACTTGCGCACCGCAAAGCCAGTTGCCATTGTTGTCCATGTACGCCTGACCATCGGTGCCATTGGCTGTCCTTGAGTTATTAATCATGTAGATGCCAAATTGCTTATTCCCCAGTCCACCAATCATAAATTTGCGATCAGCGTGGTCCTGACGAAGTAATGCCTGCGCACCATCGGTGGATACCGCATTGCGTCCCAAAATAACATTCTGGTCACGCATATGAATCCACATGCCGGTACTACTGTTAATTGCAAAACGGTTTGCAAATATATCCCCTGTAACATCAAGACCATGCCCCATGCTTATCCGACCAGTTCTGAGATTAAGCGTAAAGGGGCGTAGTGGCCCTATATCACCATTTTCTCCCTCATTCTCTCGTGTAGGGATGATATGCAGGCATTCTTCAGAACGACGAAAAATAGCACCAAAAGATGAATTAAATATCCTCAGTGCATTGACTGTCGATATTTTTACTTCACTGCTGAAAAGGGCTTTAACAAGGACAGACAAAGCATCCCATTTAAGAGTCATCAGGTCTTTTGTTGTGGTGCTCTGGCGGCTTCTCCATTTGAAATATTCATTGCCGTTGTCGCCTGTTTCAAACCACATGTATGAATCAGTGTCGCTGTCGGCATTATTTTTAAAACCAATCTTTGCCCAGTCAGTATTTCTAATCCAGGCAAGGATTGAGTCGTTTTCAAAAGTAAGCCCACCGGACAAGGTATCGCCATTCTTTTGCACGGCGTTCCTGGCCCTGTTTACCGTTTCCTGTAAACCGAGGTATTCGATAACGGCAGCAACGGTCGATTTCGCAAGAATATCCCGCCCGACTTTTGTCAGGGTTGCCAGGCTGGCGACATCATTCCCCGTAAAATACGGAAACCTGTCTGCCGCAGTAGCAAGCCCGGCCAGCGCCGTCAGGGTGGCATCTTTCGGTTGCTTACCCGCAAGCGCGTTAGTCATGGTGGTCGCAAAATTCGGGTCGTTTCCCAGCGCCGCCGCTAACTCGTTCAGCGTATTCAGTGCGTCAGGTGACGAATCTACAAGGGCGGCAATCGCAGCCATAACGAAAGCCGTGCTTGCGATTTGGGTATTATTAGTTCCCTGTCGCGCAGTTGGCGTTGTTGGTGTTCCGGTCAGTGCCGGGCTGTTTAATGGGGCTTTCTTGTTTGTTTCATCCATTACCGCCTTAACCGCTTTCGATGTCGCGGCCAGTGTTTCAGACGTGCTGTTGGTATCACTACTGAGTTGTACTATCCCCTTTTTCGTCGTACTCGCATCCTCAAGCGCCACAGCGGATGCAATATCCTCTGCCCGTTTTGCTGCCGTCCCGGCGCGCGTTGCTGCGGATTCTGCCGCACTTTTGCTCTGTGCTGCCGCCGTCGCACTGCCAGCTGCCTCTGTCGCCTTCGTGGATGCCGTCGTGGCGCTGCCTTTCGCTGCTGACGCCTGTTTAGTCGCCTCATCTTTTGAAGCAGACGCAGATGATGCCGATGACGCCGCCGAACTGGCGGACGATGCGGCTGCCGTTTTTGAGGATTCGGCACGGGTTTCCGACGCTTTCGCATTCGTCTCAGATGTCTTCGCTGCGGAAGCAGACCTCGCAGCTGCAGTGGCCTGTTCAGTGACTTCGCCAGCCTTCGTTGTGGCTGTTGAAGCGGACGATGCAGCGCTTTCTGCCGATTTTTCAGCGGCGGTAACGCTGGCTGCCGCATTCGTTTCTGACGTTTTCGCTGCACCGGCACTGGTGGCCGCCGCGCTTTTTGAGGACTCTGCAGCAGCAGCACTTTTCGATGCCTCAGAGGCTTTTGCTGATGCCGTTCCTGCGCTGGAAGACGCTGACTGAGCCGACGACACGGCCTGTCCGGCTGACGTGCTGGCTGCGCGTGCTGAGTCTGCAGCATCAGTCGCATGGGTTGCCGCCTCACGGGCTGATGTGCTGGCATCGCCGGCTGACTTCTTCGCGGCTGCCGTGTTCTGTGCCACTGCGGACGCGTTACGCGCCACCTCTTCCACCATCACTTCAAAACGGCGCAGTGCCTCCGGCATAACATCCTCTTCCGTCATGGCACCGAGAAAATCATTCAGCGTACCGGGTTGAGAATCTTCATACACGGTGATGGTCCCGGCATGTGACGGCGGGAATCCCTCCACCAACAGACTGACGCTGTACTGACCGTACTCAACGTCCATACTGTAACGCCCGGCTTCATCCGGATTTTCAGAGGCCACCGTGTTCACCACAACCGTGGTGCTGTTACGTTTTGCTTTGAGCTGAATGGTGCAGTTCTGTATCGGTTTTCCTGCACCGTCTTTCAGCACGCCTGAGATTTTTACTGCTGCCATATCCACTCCACAAAAAAGCCCGCCTGAACCGGCGGGCTGTCATAACACTGTGTTACCTGGCTAATCAGAATTTATAACCGACACCCACGATGAAACCGTCAGTGCGCCAGTCGCCACTGCCGGAGCCTTCATAAGCAATATCAATGGCCACGGACTCGGTCGGGTTAAACTGCACGCCAGCCCCCCACGCCAGAGACGTGTTGCTGTGGCGACCGTCATCACTTCCGGTCAGCACATCGTGCGTTTTCCCCTTGTTGTCGGTCACCTGCAGATAATCTCCGGAAAAAGTCGACACACGGCTGTAAGCCACACCCGCCATCGCATACGCGCTGAACCATTCATTCACGCGCACAGACGGCCCCGCCATCACGCTGAACCCGCGGTTACGCACAGAATCCTCATGCCATCGGGTATCGCTGTAATGCGTTTTTTGCTCATCTTTGGCATTGGCATAACTGAATGACGTCACAACACCCAGCATGTCCGTAAACTCATAACGGTATTTCACGTTAATCCCGTTCAGATCATCACTACCGGGAACGTTCGTCGAGGCATGGAGATACCCCGCGCTCAGCGTGGACTGATGTTCTGCTGCACTCGCTGGCGTGGCAGCGACGACCTGCCAGACTACTGCGGACAAAATAACAGCACATAATTTACGCATAATTACCTCTCGCTTTTCTGCAATAAAAAAGGCGCCATTTCTGGCGCCCGTATCTGGGTTATAAAATTCAGCTAATCGTGATGCCTGCAGTGGCTTTCTTCATCACCACAACCAGCAAATCGCTGATACTTGCTGTGGGATACCAGTTATTTACCAGCCATGCTGACACCGAAAACTCCAGTGTCATGTGACCGTGACCGGCAGGCATATCAATAACACCACTGTAAATCAGCGTATTATCCAGCGCGGTACGGTTATAAATTTCAGCACCGTTTTTCCGTACTATCAGACGGCATGAGGAGTAAATATCAGTATGCTCTTTCTCATGTTTAGCGCCGCTGAATGCCACCGCCGGAATAACAATCTGCCGGTCAAACGGCTGATCGTCATAAACCCTGACGGTAATGGTTCCTGATGGCCACCGCTCCGGTGCACGGGAGTCCCGGGGGAAAGCTTTGCCCACTGTTTTAACGAGATCGCCTTCAATCTGGTTGGCGGACAATTTTCCCAGAACCCGACAGTTCTCGTTAATCGTGACGTTGTTGAGCGTCCCGGAGTTCGCATTCACGTTACCGCTGATATCGGCATTTTTCGCCGTCAGCCGCCCGTCCGGTGTCAGGGAAAATGCCGGAGGATTACCGCCGCTGGTAATGGTCGGAGCCGTCAGGCGTTTCAGGAACACGTCGTTCATGAATATCTGATCGCCCTGACCAACAAACATCGGCTTTGTGTTGCCATTCGCAGGATTAATCATCGCAATCCGGTCAGCAGCCAGAAGCACCTGACTCTGCATACCTGCTGGCGTATTCTCAATACCGGCTCCGATACCCGCAATATAAAGGCGTCCGTCCTTCATCTGCTGCAGTTTCACGGCCCACATGCTGTTCAGGTTATTATTTGTATCAACCTGAACTTTCTGTATCTGCTGGATTGCCGCACTCTGATTTTCCAGTTTTTTATTGACGGTCTGCGTGATTTCATTGCTGACATTCGTAATGGACGTCCTGATTTCAGCCAGGTCCGGCGCAAGCTGACCGTTATCAATCTGCGTCCACAGCTCCTGGGCCAGATGTGTTTTCCCGATTTCTCCTTTGAAAAAATCCAGGTAACCTTCCGCATCATCGCTCGCCCGACCGACAGCCTCCACGAATGCCGATTTGCCGACTGTGTTCACACTGCGAACGTAAAAATAATAATCATGGCCCGGCTTAATATTGATACTGGCGGCTATCCAGTACAGCGCCGTGCCAAGATAGCGGGCTGTGGTTTCAACCTGCCTGATATCGGTAATCCGCTTTTCCGAGAACCAGAACTCAAACTGTACCGTCGGGTCATAAACCGCAAGATGCGGCGTGGCGGTTATCTGAAAATAGCCCGGCGTCAGCTCAATCCGCGACGGCGCTGCCGGTGCGGCAATCCGGAACGATACCGACGCCGGATCGCCCTGCTGCCCCCACGCATTTACTGCCCGGACTGTCAGCCTGTAGTTCCCCAGAGCCAGTTGTGTGAAGCGGTAAGTGGTTTCCGTCGTCCGGGCCGTGCTGACCAGCCGCTCACGGCCGTCATCCGCTGCCACGGTCAGGCGAAGCAGGAAGCTCACGCCCTTCACCACCTTCGGCGTGTCCCAGCGGGCCAGCACCTGATACTCCCCGCTGTCTGCGGTGACTTCTGCGGTCAGGTGCTGCACCGCTGGCGGCGTGACACCATTCACCGTGCCGCTCTGGTCGCCGTCAAAGTGCGCCCCGTTATCCACGATGGCCTCTTTTTCCGGTACATGCTGCACGGCGGTGATGGCATACGTGCCGTCGTCGTTCTCACGGATACTCACGCAGCGGAACAGGCGCTGGCGCAGCGTCGGCAGCTTCAGCCCCCACACGCTGTATTCGGCAACGCCGTCAGGAACACGGCTCACTTTCACCTTCACGCCGTCGGTGACGGACTGGACCTCCACGCTGACCGGATTACCCTGACCGTCAACCAGGCTTATCAGCGTGGTACCGGAGGATGGCAGCGTGATTTCACGGTCGAGCGTCAGCGTCCGGGTCTGGCTGTTTACCGCCAGCACGCGCCCGCCGGTGCTGATACCGGCATAGTCATCATCGCAGATTTCAATGACATCGCCCGGTACATGGCGAAGCCCTTCGGCACCCACGCTGAAGTCCACGGTCTGCGTTTCCAGCAGTTCTGTTTTAATCAGCCACAGCCCGGCGCGGTGTGCCTGCCCCCGGCTGGTACAGCCAAAGGCATCCATCTTCGTGACGTTACGACCGTAACGGGCAATGGCCTGCGTGTCCTCCACAAGCTCTGTCGCCGTCTCCCAGCCGTTATTCGGGTCAATCCAGTTCACCTCAACGGCATTATGGCGGTCCTTCAGGGCGCTGAAGCTGTAGCGGAACGGCGCGCCATCATCCGGCATCACCACATTACTGCGGTTATAGGTCCACACCTTATCCGACGGTCGGTCCTGCACGAACGTCAGCGTCTGCCCGTTCCATACCGGCATACAGCGCATCGCCGAGCAGAAATCACTGAGCACATCCCACGCCTTGCGCTGTGTGGTCAGGTACGCATTACAGGTGATGCGCGGCTCCGTGCCGCCAAAGCCGTCCGGCACTGACTGGTCGCAGTACTGGCCGATGACATACAGCGCCCATTTGTCCACATCCGCCGCACCAAGACGTTTCCCCATGCCGTAGCGCGGATGGGTCAGCATATCCCACAGACACCAGGCCATGTTGTTGCTGTATGCTGGTTTAAACGTTCCGTCCCAGATACCGCTGTATTGCCGCGTCTGCGGGTTATAGTTCGACGGCACCTGCAGAATGCGCCCGCGCAGATGATAATTACGGCTCACCTGCTGGCTGCCGAACTGCTCCGAATCCACCTGCACGCCGACCAGTGCCGTGTTCGGGTAGCCCTGTTTCACATCGATGATTTCGGTGTATGACGACCAGAGCGTTTTGTTCTGCAGCTGGTCTGTGGTGCTGTCCGGCGTCATCCTGCGCATCCGGATATTGAACGGGCGCGGCGGCAGGTTACCCACCACCACCGAGGCCAGATACTGCGAGGTGGTTTTGCCCTTAATGGTGATGTCTTTTTCCGTCACCCAGCCACCATTACGCTGTATCTGAACCAGCAGGCGGACTTCCGACGGATTCCTGTCCCCCTTTGAGGTGGTTTCCACCAGTGCCTGCACGCCGAAGGTAAAACGCAGTCGGTCAATGTTTGCCGACGTGATGGTCCGGGTGATCGGCGTGTCGTATTTCACTTCCGTACCCAGCACCGTCTCGGAGCCGGAGGATTCAAATCCCTCCGGCGGTGTCTGCTCCTGCTCACCGGCCCGGAACACCACCGTGACGCCGGAGATATTGGTATTCCCCTCACTGTCCAGCACTGGCGTACTGTTCAGCAGCACGCTTTTTAATCCATCCACCGGACCTTCAACCGGCCCTTCGCTGATGGCATCGATCACACTCAGCAACTGCGTGGACTTCAGGTTGTCCTTCGCTTCGCGCGGGGTATGCCCCTTACTGCTGCCTTTACCCATTCCTCACGCTCCATAAACGACAAAACCGCCCGCAGGCGGTTTCACATAAAACATTTTGCATCAGCGACCAATCACCACAACCTGACCACCATCCCCTTCGTCTGCCGTGCTGATCTCCTGAGAAACCACGCGTGACCCCACGCGCATTTCACCGTACAGAACAGGCAGAACATTGCCCTGGGCAACCATGTTATCCAGTGAGGAGAAATAGGTGTTCTGTTTGCCGTTATCCGTTGTCTGTGTACGGGGAGTTCTGGCTTTCGGTGCCAGCATCTGCGCCACACCACCGAGCACCATACTGGCACCGAGAGAAAACAGGATGCCGGTCATACCACCGGCCCCAATGGCTGCCCCCCATGCTGCAAGGGTGGCCCCGGCGGTAAAGAATGATCCGGCAATGGCGGCAGCCCCCAGGACAATCTGGAATACGCCACCTGACTTGGCCCCGGCGACTCTGGGAACAATATGAATCACAGCGCCATCAGGCAGAGTCTCATGTAACTGCGCCGTTAACCCGGACGTGCTGACGTCCCGCCCGGCAATCCGTACCTGATACCAGCCGTCGCTCAGTTTCTGACGAAACGCCGGGAGCTGTGTGGCCAGTGCGCGGATGGCTTCAGCCCCCGTTTTCACACGAAGGTCGATGCGGCGGCCAAATCGTTGCAAATCCCCGTAAAGGCAGATGCGCGCCATGCCCGGTGACGCCAGAGGGAGTGTGTGCGTCGCTGCCATTTGTCGGTGTACCTCTCTCGTTTACTCAGTTGTTCAGGAATATGGTGCAGCAGCTCACCGTCACCACAGTAAATGGCGGCATGATTCGGCACCGATGAACCAAAACAGCACAGCAGCACATCGCCCGGCTGCGCCGCTGACAACGCCACCTGATACAGCCCTGTGGCCTCCAGATTATCCAGATAGAGATTCTGACCGTGACGCCACCAGTCATCCTCGCGATGAAAATCCGGCATCTCAATCCCCGCCAGATGATAAGCATCCCGGAACAGTGTGTAACAGTCCGTCACACCGTGCTCAAAGCGCCGCCCGGTGAGATGCGGCACACAGCGGAACTTATGAATCGTCCCCCGGCAGACCAGCCACCACGGCAAATCACTCTGCACCTGCAGCCGCCGGTCGGCCTCACTCAGCCAGGGCAGACCACCGGGGTGGCTGTGGACCAGCGCCACAATCTCACCCTGCATTTCTGCCTGCAGCCAGTCTTCCGGCGACATACGGAAATACGCCTCCGGCTCACCGGAGATATTCACGCAGGGGAAATATCTTTCCCCCTCCGGCGTGCTTACCACGAAGCCGCACGACTCCGCTGGCGCACATCGCCGGGCGTGCGCCAGAATCGCTGATTCTGTCTGTGTCATGGGATTTACTGCGAAAGTTTGTTAATGGAAAGGAAGCCGCCAAAGTTGCCGACGTTATTGCGGAACTTACAACCGCTCAGGCATTTGCTGCATTTATCCTTCGTGATATCGGACGTTGGCTGGTCATATTCATCCGCGACAGCCGGACCGCTATAACCGCACTCGTCACCGCGATAGGTCCAGGTGCAGGTGTTGGCCAGCATGATACGTCCCGGAAAAACAGCGCCATCCGTTTCCGTCGGCGTGGACAGTACAAAGGAGGCACTCACCGCGCTCAGTTCGCTGCACTGCTCGATGCGCCAGCGGCTGATCACCTCCTGCTCCGGATCGGCGTAACTGTTTCCGTTGACGAAGTTCACCGCATCCAGAAAACGGGCGTAAACCTTACGCCGGACCACCGTTCCGCCGACCAGACTCTGCAGATCTTCCGCCATCCCGGTGACCATACCGTACAGGTTAGAAACCGTCAGCGTGGGGCGCGTACTGGTGCCTTTGCCATTCAGTTCAAAACCGCTCCCCTGAATGGGATACGGCTGATACTGTCGCCCCTGCCAGGTGACCGGCTCACCTTTTTCGTTCTGCTCATTACAGAAAAAATAACGTTCTCCACCGACCTCTGTCAGGTCGATTTCCCAGAGCTCCACGCTGGCCGACTGCTCCGCACGGGTGCATTCATTCAGTGTTTCCTGCCGGATATCCTGCATCAGTTCACCACCTGTTCAAACTCTGCGCTGAACTCAACACGCAGCATACTGACCCGCGACGACCATTTTGCGCAGGTCACCTTTATCTGCCGGTAGCCATAAGGCGGCGTCCACAGAAAGGCTTTCCAGCCCCCGTGCTCTGCCAGAAACGACTCCAGCGCCGTAGCCTCCCAACGGGGGACAGAAAGCGTCACGCTGTACGTTTTCAGGTCGGCATTCAGCCCGGCAGGCGCTCGCTGGGAGTAACCATCCCCAAAACGTACTTCCCTGACTAAAGGAGTCGAAGCCACCTCCATACCAGGTTTTACCTTCCAGTGAAACGTTTTCATCGCCCGCCTCCTGAATACAGTCCGCCATCACGGGACTGCTGTTGCATAAAGTCCGCTGCCGCTTTTTTCCCGAGATCATAAACCACCTTCAGGGCAGCCGGACCTATCTGCCCGTTCGTGCCGTCGTTATTGATCTCGATGTTGTACTGCGGGGCAAACATCGCCATACCTGAACCACCAATATCCGCCACAACCCCCAGCTTACCGTCAGCACCACGACGCAGTGGCAGAATGGCTTCAGGTCCAGCTTCCCCCATCACACCCGCGCCTTTTGCAAAAGCAAAAAATGTTGGACGGTTAACCACCGTGCCACTGTAGCGACTCAAATCAGCAGACTGATAAACACCGCCATCCGCATTTGGCGTCACGCTGGCAGCTGCTGCACTCCCCCAGCCAAACGCCGAACCAATCCCCTTCACCGCCTGCATCATGGCCATTTGCGACATGATTTTTGCCAGATCAGAAAGGAGCGAGGCGGTAAAAGATTTGAAGTTCAGTTTTCCGGTGGTACAGAACGTCGCCAGTGCATTACCTGCGCTGTTAAATGCCGCTGTAAACATCTGCTCAGCCGTACCTGCCGCGTTATCCGCTTCTGCCGTAAAATTCTGAAACGCACGTATGGCACCGTTTTTCCAGTTACCCTGCACAACTTCAAGCTGTTGCCAGTAACGGCGATTCTCATTCAGTTGTCGGTTCAGGCTCTCCGTCAGCGCCTGCTCGGCCTTTCTGTAGTCATCCGTGTTATATGTCCCTTTCTGCTCACTATCCCGCCTCAACTGCTCCAGCTGTTGCTGGTATTTCTGGCGAAGACTCAGTTGTACCTGATACCGCTGCCGCAACTGTTCGCCCATACCCACCGTGGCGATATCCAGGTCATGTTGCTGACGCTGAGCGCGTTCTTCTTCAGCCAGTTGACTGGTCAGCTGAATTGTTTTTTTCTTCAGCTCGTTGAGTGCCGTCTGCTTCTGAAGCTCCTGCTGTTTTACATCCAGCAACGTCAGTGCCTGAATCAGTTCATCTTTACGGGCCAGCACACTCTTTTCATCTGCCGTCAGTTTTTTCCCGTCCAGGTCGCTGATGCGCTGCTGCAGAGCCAGAAGCTGTTTATGCGCTTCTGTCATCCTGTCAGTGGCAATGCCTGCTGACTGTCTGGCAGCAGCAATCTGCCCTTCCACCTGTGCCTGTTGCTGACTGTACTGCAGCAATAACCGGGTGGCCTCATCATTACGGGTTTCGCGTGTTTTTTTCTTACCGGATGCCAGGGCTTTCTCGTAACGTTCATTTTCACGTTGTATCGCCGCATCCCTGACAGCCTGGTCGGCGTATTGCATGGCATTAATACGCGCAATTTCACGCTGATGTCGTGCTGCTTCCGTTTCATTCATCCGGTTCAGTGCTGCATTTTCAGCATTACGGCGTTTCTGTTGCTCCTGATAATTCCGCTCTGCCTGCTCTTTTGCATCCTGCAAATCCTTCTGGCGTTTTTTCTCCTGAAGATCGTTAAGACGCTGCTGATCGTACTCCACCTGAGTGGATGAATTCGTCCACGAAAACTTTTTCGCCCGTTGAATTTTTTCCTGTAAGGCAGCTATCTGCCCATCCAGTGAATCTTCACGACCGATGTTCAGGGCCGCGTCCCAGAAACGGCTCCACAAATCAGACAGATATTTCAGCGTACTGCCCAGCGCATTAAGATTATTATCAATATCCGCAGTACGCCGACCGGTTTCCTCTGCCAGTGCAGACATAGCTATCCGTGCAGCATCACTGGACCGTCCCTGTTCCCCAAGGACGCGTATCTGCTCAAGCTGAGTGGCAGTAAGAAAATGCAGCTCATTGTCCAGAGCCTTCGCGGCATTTACAGGATCATCCTTCAGCCGCTTAAACTGATTTATGGTATCGCTGACCGACTGACCAACCGATCGCTCCATCTGTGCGGCAGCTCTCGCCACCATACCGATATCGTTTCCACGAAATGCACCACTCCCCACCACCTGAGCCAGCGCACCGGCTGCAGCATGTTGCGTGATACCATTCCCGGAAATAGCACGACTGAGCGTCCACAACTGCCCGGCAGTGACTCCGGCATAATGCCCCGTCAGCGACAACTGGCGGTTAAATTCTTCCCCCTCCTTCTGACCGTCATACCAGGCTTTACCCAGACCATAGACGGCCGCGGCAATACCGCCAATAACCCCGCCAAGCATCATGCCTTTCGGTGACATCAGTGTGTCTATCCATCCGGCACGGTTAGCCAGCGTTATCCCGGATCCCCTCAGCGCCCCTAAATTACCGCGGGCCAGTTCACCTATCAGAACGCCTATCTCCTGGCGGGCTGCTGCACTTTTCAGACCCAGCGAATGCGTGGCTTTTCCTGCCTGCTCCATTTTGCGGATATACACTTCTGCAGCACTGCTTACCCCCAGCTGGGCTGCCTTGGCACGAAGCAACTCAGAAGATGAAAGATTCTGGCGGGTTGCCTGCTCTTTAAGCTGACGGATAAACGCCACTTTCTGTCGGGTAGCCTCTTCCTCAGCCTGTGTAAGAACACGGGTTTTCGCAGTAACCTCAGAAATCAGCGCCAGATAATCCTGCTGACCAATCCCGCCACTGTTTCTGGCCTGTCGGATCTGCTGCTGAATACGCTGTAATTCCTGCAGCCCCGCACTGGCCTGTTTCACACTGTCAATCTGACGATAAAACGCAGCAGCCGCTTTATCCTGAGCCTCCGCCAGAGCCATGGCCTGCGCCTGTTCCTCGCGCATTTTCTGGCTCAGCGCCTCCATGCGCTGGCGGGGTTTCTCCACCTCGCGGGCCATGCGTTCATGAGCCTGTGCGTTCTTCTCCACCGTCTGCGCATGGACGGATGCGGCTGTTGCAGCCGAAGAAGCCGCCTGCGTTGTCTGCCGGGCGGCCTGAGTCTGACGCTCCATAAAACGCTGCATACGGGCAGAAGACCGTTCTGCATCGCTGGCTGCACCATTCAGAAGGTTTTTGATACGGGGAATTTCATTTTTAAACTCTGCCGCATCAATCCCCAAATCAATGACCAGGTTGGCTATCTGGTCCATAACGCACACCTCCGGAAATACCTTCCCCAAGATGCATCAGTTCTTCGTCCGTTCGCTCCGGTATCCCGTTCTCTTCCGGTAAAAGGCTGAAATCAGCCACCGCAGCATCACTGCTACCGGACACCATTCTCACGATCAATGCCTTCAGCGAGGCAAACTGCGCATCCATCCACACATCACTGAAGCTCTGCATCCGGAAATAATCGCCCCATTCACCAAGCTCAGTGGCCGACATTTCCGACAGCATCCGCCGCCAGTCTGCCCGCCGGAACTCCCGGGCAAGCCGCATGACAAACTGCATTTCCCGCGTCAGGACTTTTCCGGCGTCAGCACCTCATGCTCCAAATCCCCGGCATTCTCAATGGCTCCCATACCGCTCAGCGACAAAACCATCTCTGCCCCCGCACCCAGGGCATCATACGACCATGTTGTAATAACGGATGCGTAAAGCGTCTCAACATCCTGAGACTGTTCCGCATTCCACAGTGAGCGGGAAACCAGCCAGGCATTGATATCCATCCCCATCCGCAGAAAAGCAATCTGTCGTTCAGCCTCCGGCAGTTCTCCCTCCCCGGCATCAAACTTTGCCGTTCGCTGCTGAACAAACGTCAGATATTCAATTCTCTGCAGCCCGGACAGCTCACTGAGCACCACGGACTGTTTTTCATAATTAAACGTGTCCTGTTTCAGAAACATCATGTTCTCCACCTGCAAAAAAGCCCCGAATAACCGGGGCAAATGATGAGTATCGTCCTGTTAACCTGCTGCGCTGACAGTCACCGCAGCCACAGCCACAAAATTCCCGTCAGCGGTCATGCCCACAATGCTGACACTGCCCTGCTTCACGCCTTTTACCGTGGCCACAAGTCCGTTCAGGGTAACCGTGGCAGTCTGTGGATCTGACGAATGCACACTGATCGCTTTGTCACTGGCTCCGTCAGGTTTTACTGTAAAGGTCAGCGTGGTGGTTGCTCCCACTTTTACACTGGCAGACGCCGGTGATACTGTCAGCCCGGTAACGCTCACGGTTTCAGTGCCTTCCTCTGCCAGATACGGACGCCCCACACCGCTGATTTTCACAGTGCGGGTCATCACGTCTTTTGAGGCAATGGTTTTACCCAGTGAGCTCAGCCAGCCACGGAAAACATCAACAGTGCCGTTGGGATATTTGATACGAAACGCGCAGACTTCACCGGAGTCGAACAACTGAACCAGTTTTTTCTGCCCGCTGTCACCCGGACGCCAGGCCAGCGTCGCCGAAGTATCACCAACGGATTTCTGCCCCTGGGTTGTCGTTTTCCAGTCTGCATCTTCATCATCGAGATAAGTGTCATCTTCTGCATCAGCGGTCATTTCGCCAGGTTGCAGATCCTTCACCATCGCAAGACGCAGCCAGTCAGTGTCCGACAAAGGGTTCGCAAACGCATCGCCGTTGCCGGTATACATCCAGAACGTCGTCCCCGCACCTTTCGTCTTTGCCAGTGGATTTGGTGTGGTCATTACCACCTCCTTAATTCGTGTACGTGATCTGGTACGTGATTTCCGCCATCGCCCAGGTGGCCATCTCATTATCACGTTGATAGTTAAAACCGAGTGGGATCAGGGTGTCGATGAGTCCGGAAAGTGCCGGTATATCATTCAGGGCCGGGAAAATGGTGCTCTCCATCCACATATCCAGCTCTGAATCCGGTGCCTGTGCCCGGATGAAGACGGCAATATGCAGAACAGCCTGCCAGTCATCTTCATCCGTCATTTTTCCGGTGTACTGAGCATCACTCAGCCACACCGCCACGGCAGGCAGTTCCTGCGCATCAATAAATGCCGGAAGCCCGTCAAAAAACGTGGCGCTGTCTCCACACTGTTCCCGAAGGCGTGCCAGTACGGCCTGGCGGATTTGTGTATGTCGGTTCATCGTGTCAGCCATAACCTCAGTTGTTGTTTCAGTGCATACCCCAGCTGTTTCGGCATTTCCGCAGTAATGATGCGGTCGCGGGCATCTTCAAATGCCTGTGTCAGCGGTCCGGACAGCGGGATTTTCACCACATCAATGGGGTAACGATTTTTGCCATCAATACGCCGCATCACATGCCAGCGACCATTCGCCAGCTGCTGAATAAACGCATCCCGGAAAAGATATTTACCCACCTTCAGCACACTGCCACGGTACTGCAGTTTTCCACCACGCCGGGCCAGTCTGACCCGGGCCGTCCCCAGCTTAATGGCGGGCAGGTTGCCCCGGTTAACGCGGATCCTGGCCGTCATTTTTCCTGACGGACTGGCTTTAAACACCAGGACACGCTGACGTACCAGTTTCAGGGGGATCCCTTTCACCTGGTTATCTCCCGCAACGGTATTCCCGGCAACCTGCCGGGTGGCAACCGAGACCGCTTTCTGTGCCACACGGTTTATCGCCCATGCGCTGGCCTGTGGCACCATACGGGTATCAAGGCTGTTCAGATTGCGGATGGCATTCTCAAGCCCCTTCATCCCACACCTCTTTACTCAATAAAGATCATTGGCTTACCGTTAAAACGTTCATGCCGTGTGACCGTCCATTGTTGTCCGTCATAAACAACGCGATCCCCGCGCCGTGGGCGGTATCCCGAAGAAAACACCACCAGAGAGACCGCAAGTCCGGACAGAGCATTCAGCTCTGCCAGTGTTTCTCCCGGGATCACAGTCATATCGACATCATTAATCGAGGCTGTCTTTCCCATCTTTCTGACCGTGATCGCATCCATACGCGCTGCCAGCCGGGAAAAGGGATCAGACATTGAGTTTTACCGGCACTTCTTCTGCACTGGTTCCGGCATCTGCCCAGACAACCCCGACCAGCGGATCAGAGCCGCTGTTAGTCAGCTGAACTTTTCCGGACTTCAGATAAACCTTCTTACCCGTTTTCATGTCATCCGTTTTCAGCTTCGGCAACATAAATACGCCTTCAGCGATACCATCTCCCGTTTCGCCTTTCGCAATATCGGTCAGTGCCACCGCAAAAACATCTCCCACCTGCACCAGTTCTCCGCTACTGATATTTGCACCAGCAACAATCGCCACCGTTTTTCCTTCTTCTACAAAATTCTTTGCCATAACTGTCTCCACACAGCCCCTGAGCGGGGCTGATTTCAGGTACAAAAAAAGCCCTTACGGGCCATCTGAGTTGTTGTCTGCGACGTTTACGCCGTACATTTCACCAGACCGCGGTGATCAACTGGCGCGACACCTGCGTCAATACGCACTTTCGTTGTCACGCCATCCACACTGAAGCCCTCCATCTGATCAATATATGGCGTATCCACACCGTTGAGATAAGCCACTTCGATGGTATCCGTACCTTTCGCCGCAGCCAGATAAAAGGTGGTCTGGCTGTTATCATCAAGACGAGGCTCTGCAATAACGGTCGCAAAATCTTTCACCGGGTTAATAATACCGGCGTTAATGTCAGCCCCCTTGACACTTGAGGAGCGAATGACCTGGTTAGCAACAGACTCCATCGCTGTCGGTACCAGTACGAACGCAGGACGAATATTCAGATGACGCTCCCCCTCTTTCTGAACGCGCATCAACTGACGGGCTTTATCCAGTGATGCCACGTCCATTGCAGCGTTCTCCAGTACGTTTGCATGTTTCGCTTTATCGAACAGGCTCACATTATCCGTGGAGATTTTCGGGTTAGATGTCAGAATGGCATAAACCAGATCGGCAATCGTGGATTTTGCCGCACGCCCCAGTTTCATCGGAACATCGGTCAGCATATTCAGATCATCGTTGATAATGGCCTGACGGGTGATGCTGAACAGTTCACCATAGGTCGCCAGTGCAATCGTGGCCTGTTTATCTCCGGTGGTGACGTATTTATATTCCGCCCCCTCACGCACCTGACGCAGAGCACTGAAGCCCCCCATACCCACACGATGGGCAATTTTAAAATCAGACAACTGACCTTTCCGGGTCCACTGTTCGTAAGTCTCAGGGGCTTCTTCCCATCCCTGCAGAATGGCTTTGTTCGCGACATCCAGCAGAATATTACCGAAATCAGACGTACTGTGCGTGAACGCTGCCCCGACCATCTGCATCGGGTTATACCCGGAAACCCCAATCCCCCTTTCTGTCAGTGACATTCGGGCATATTCACGCAGGGTCATCCCGTTATAGACGTTATCCTGTTCACGCTCAGCAAATCCGGCACGCGCCATCAGCGCCTGACGGATCCCGTCCCCCACAAAATTACCGTTTCCAGCATAAATATGGGCCGGGGTATTTTTATTTGATGGTGAAAATTCCTTACCCATTTCGTTAAGTAATTTCTCACGGGCCTGCTCAAGCGAGCACTCCGGATCGGAAAGACAACTGGCCTGCAATGTCTGATAGCGCCCGCCAAACATACCAAACAGTTCATTAATACCACTCACACGTGCTTTTTGCTCTGCCAGTACCTGCGCACGGATACTGCTTTCATCTGTGGAAGGTGCATTTGTGGTAGTCGCGGTTGTGGCAACCGGAGCCGTAGTCTGATCCTGTGTCTGAGATGCAGTATTTTTGTTTTCAGGTTCACGCGTTGCACTGTTGCGTGGCGGAATAATCATATTTCGAATGGATTCCGGCATTTTTTTAAATTCCTCTGTACGTTTTGACTGAATACATGCCATTGCCTTAACTTCCGGTGTCACCTGGTCAGCAAATCCGTGTGCCAGACATTCGGCACCGGACATCCAGGTTTCATCCGCCAGCATGGCAGCAATTTCATCGGTGGTTTTCCCGGTTTTCTGCGCATAAGCAGGCAACAGGACCGACTCAACTTTATCAAGCAGGTCGGCATAATCACGCATATCATCCGCATCGCCACCACTCACTCCCCATGGTTTATGGATCATCATGAATGCGTTTTCCGGCATGATGACGGGATCACCCACCATTGCAATGACCGATGCCATGGATGCCGCGACACCATCCACATAAACAGTGATGGACGCCCCATGATTTTTCAGCGCATTAAAAATGGCGATGCCTTCAAAGACATCGCCACCCGGTGAATTGATATGGAGATTAATGTGGGTGATATTACCCAGCGCATTCAGATCGCTGACAAACTGCTTCGCCGTAACTCCCCAGAAACCAATCTCGTCATAGATATAAATATCTGCGTCACTTTTATGACCCGCCTTCATTCTGAACCAAGAATTATTCTTCAGGCTGGCCTTCGGTTCGCCGCGAAACCACGCGTTCTGTTTCAGCATTACCACCTCCTTTATCGCAGGCCGGATCGGTATCAAACACCAGATCCAGCCTGCGGTTTTCATCAATTTCGGCCTTGCGCCGACGTTTAACATCATCCGGATTACGACCACTGGCGCGCACCCAGTCTGATTCTGTTGCCGCACCACCACGAATCTGGATTTTCCAGGCTTCAGCTTCCTTGACAGGATCAATCCACGGCATGACCGGACCAGAATATGTTGCGTTATATAATGTTTTTATATCCACATCCGACGGAATTTTCAGCAACCCCGCGGCAACCACCATATTCAGCCATGCCCGGTACACCGGACGGGTTACAGCACCAATAAAACAGTCCTGCAGGATCAGATAGCCATCGGTGGACTCAACCAGCTCCTGTCGCTGGGAACTGTAGGTACCGTTATAGTTACGTGCTGCACTGGAAAAACTCAGACGAGTGCCCGCCGCCATGGCCCGCAACTGACCATTACGAAAAGTTTCCAGATTAGGGTTAGGCCGATCAGATTTGACCATGCCAATATCTTCCCCCTTACGCAGATCGTCATAAATAATGCCGGGAGTGATATGCAGTTCCCGATCATTATCTTTATTCGTCACAGGTTCCTCATAATCCTGCCCGTCTCCTTTACGAATATACAGCCCCAGTGCCGCAGCAATGCGCGCCGCTACCAGCTCAGCATCTTCATATTCCTTAAGCGCACTGATCCGCATCAGCACACCTGACAACATGGATGTGCCACGCGTCTGATGAAGGCGGCGGGTAAACTTCAGATGCACCATATTTTCAGCGGCGATCTCTTTGGTTTCGCTCTGTCGCCCGGTAACCGGATAATTTTTATAAACCAGGTATTTTTTCGGCCTGCCCCATTCATCCAGAAAAACCCCCTGATTCATTCCCGCAGACTCATCACTGAGCATGGGCACAAAATCCGGCTCCATTGCCTCGAGCCAGAAAGGCACACCGGCAGTCCGCGCCAGCCCGGCACCTGCGCCTCTGACCATCTGGGCAAACACTTCTCCATCACGTAACCAGGTACGCAACAGCAGACGTTCGAGCATGGGGCGCGTATGCTGCCCGGTCACATCCGGACTGACAGACCATTCCGCCCACAAACGACGGATAATCATTGCCAGCTCTGTAGCCATATCACCATTTTTCAGTAATGGTTGTGGTTCAACAATGATCCCCTTTGCACCAATCACCCGCTCCTCAAGTTTGTCGAAAACACCGATTACCAGGTCATGATTGATGTCCAGAAAACGGGCCTGTTCCCGCAGAGAAACCGCCCCGTACTTACTGAGCTGGTCGGCAGAACGGTTTTCCCGTCGGGCTTTGTGTGTGCGGGTGGGTTTCACGGCCTCATAAGCGCGAATTAACGCCCTTGAGCGCAACCTCGCAGCTTTCCAGCCGGGAGAAAAAACACCAATCACATCATCAAGAATTGCCATCAGAACCTCGCCAGTTTATACCCCGGATTCCCCCGTCGCCGCGCGGTCAGAGCCACAAGGCGGCGCTCCCACTCCTGCCGCCCCTGCCGGATCTCAGATAAGTTTTCCATGGTCATCTGCTGACCATTAAAGGTGACGGATTTTCCGTCCAGCACAGCCATTTCCGCATCAATATAACGCTGGATCATGGCTTCAATATCATTCTGATTCATAACCATCCTCCGGATGTCACCCAGGGGTTATCCTCATCGGGTGCCATTTTTTTTCGTTTCTTTTTTCTGGTCGGGGGACGTTCCGGTTCCGGCAGAACAGGTGGCTCCGCGTTGTCACTGACACACTCCAGCCAGGTTTCCCGGTACGCCCACTCCGGCGCATCAGGCCACTGAATCTTCTCGTACCCATGCAGAATGACCAGCGCCTCGGCATACACCATCAGGTCAAAGGCTTCGTTCGCACCGCGCCCCGGCTTACTCCATTTCCCGTCACTGCTCCGCTCTTCATACGTCAGTTCGTCGTAAAACCAGCTCCCCAGCCAGTCGGGAAAATGCACATAGCCAGGACCGGGAGAATCACGCCATAACGCGTTATTAACCCGGTCTTTCAGAGCGTCAGTCTGAAGAAGCCAGAGAGGCACATCACCCGCAGCCTGCGCCCGTCGGCCCGTTCGTCCGGTGTTATCAGGGAATGTACGGGTGATCAGTTTTGCGCGCCGGATGCTGTCGCCCTTAAACAGGTAAATACGTTTACCAAGGCCATCACGACGGCAACGACGCCAGAATTTATAGGCATTATCAGTGACCCCGTCTTCACCGCCGGAGTCCACCGCCATTGCCATCAGTCGCATTTGTTGAGAAGGATCGGAGGCCAGCGGCCAACTTTTATGAAAAACATCCGTCAGCAGGACATCCCAGTCTTCCGGATAGCTGGCCGGATCAATTCGCTGGCTCTCCCCGTCACTGTCACCGCGCAATGACTGCGTGATGTTATAACGATCAATAATCCAGCGTTCACCACGGCTGCCATAGCCCGTTACCTGAACCACAAAACGGCGATGACGTCCCGCCTGCACATCCACCGTCGCCACAAGGAAATTAACGCCATCCGGCACACTGCGGGAAGGAACTGGCTCCGCCCGCTGCTCAAGCAGTTCACTTTTTCGTTGCTCCATGCTGGCGCGGGGAAGATAAGGTAACCCCCAGTCAGTATTTATAACCGTCTTGAGAGTTTCTTCACTTCCGGTTGTCTCGTATTCCTGTTCTGCAGTAAGCAGTTTGTAAACGAGTTGCGAGAGTGTCTGGTAAGCAGCTGCCGGACCCTCCATCCAGAATGACGCAATACGTGAGCGTCGGGGATCACCATAACGACTACCATCCGCACTGATGGATTCACCATCCCGCAACCAGACCCCACATCCGTTCAGCTCACGTTTCTGGTCAGGCATAATTCGCCTGGAACAGGAAGGACACTGAATATAAGCCGCCTCACTTGCCAGCACGGGATCGGCAATATCACGGAAACCAGCAACCACGTCGCCGCAGGGCTGAAAATACTCACCACAGTGTGGACAGGGCCAGTACCAGCGACGGCGATCGCCACGGTTATAGAGCGACAGGATCCCCGTGGTTGGTGGAGCCTCATGCGGTGAAGTCCGTCGCCATTTCACATCCTTCACATCCCTGCCGGGGGAACTCTCCACCAGCGTCATACCACTGGACATAAATGTGGTGGTACGTTTTGATGCAAGAGAAAAGGCATCCCCCTCACCATCAATATCTTCCGGAAAACGATCATAATCCGTCAGCGCCACACATTTATAATCTGATGAGGACATGATATTGACTGACGGCCAGCCAATTTTCAGGTAGTTACCAGCAAGGAATGTTCTGTCATAAACGTTGTTGTCATTTTTATTCGGACTCAGGCGACTGACCACTTCCGGGCTGACGCGGAATGTTCTGGCGAGTCGTTTTTTGGAGTGTTCGCGGGCTTTTTCCTCCGTCATCTGAATGATCAGCATATCCGCAGGATCACAAATCACGTTGTAAACCACCCAACCGTCAATAAGTCCGATAGTCTTGCCAGTTCGTGCCGGGCCAACGAATATCACCGCGTCATATTCACGCGAAGCCAGACAGTTCATCGGCTCAATAACATATGGTGCCACCAAAGGATCCCACGGAACGGAGTTTCCGGCTCCCATGGGTACTCGCATATATTGAGCGACAGCATCAGCAACCCGCATTCGTCTCGGTGCACGAAGGATATAACCTGAATCGGTTCGTGCTGCCTTTGCGGTTTCCTGATTCAGCATTACTCCTCCTGCTGTAATTCCTCCTCATCATCCGCGCCTGCTTCGGTCACCCGCAGGGCTATCTGATCACGCAGATCATCAATAATGGACTGAACACGACTTACAGCCGTGGGCTGCAGACCACAGTCACGCTCCAGAACATCCGGTAATGTTTCCAGCACCTGCACAACTGCTTTTGCCCAGATGGCAAATTCCCGCCTGACATCGCTTGCCGGAATAAGTTGCGCGGTTTCCTGTTCAAACTTAAGACGCTCACGCTCAGACTGATACCAGGCTTTGCGCTCATGTGCATCCATTTCGCCTTCTGCAACTGGCGGTGGTAATGCCAGAAATGCCGACACAATATCTGCCACCCGGTAGAGCTTTAACTTGTCATGTCCTCCGGCGGGCTGGATGTTTTGCAGTCTTGCCGCCGCAGTCTGACGACATATACCTGCTATTGCCGCCAGTTGGTTAATGTTCAGCATCAGATTTTTCAACTCACGATCCATATCCCCTCCTGACGTTTTAAACATGCATCTTGTGAACACCTTTTCAAAAAGCGTTATAAAGTGCGTTATATGTTGACCAAAAAACACGCAAAATTAACATACTAAAAATAAAATTCGTTTAAATTCAATGCATTGGAAAGATGATGATGATGAATGAAAATGCAAAAACTAGCCTTTTTCCGCGACGCTCCCGCCCCGTGGCAGGCCACCCCACCGGAAGGACCCGCACAAATGAGAGCATTTATCATTAACATTTACAGATAAGATGACGTACATCATTGAAACGCTATTCAACCATATACCGGCAGCATTCGTAGTTGCACTCCGTAACCCTGCGACTAAGGTTGAAAGCATGGCCATCTTTTTGCCACCGGCAAATCTTCAATGGATTTCCCCTGCCGGTTTTTTATTTCTCACATTACAGCAGCCCCTTAGAGTGAAGGGCTGCTGTAATGCCTGTTACTCAGTAACTACCGCGCCTTTCGGTAATTCCATACCGGCAAATACCGGACAACCAGGATGACGATCATCTTCTGTTGCTTCCAGCATTGACTCACCAAACCACTCCGTCGTGGCGCGACCATCAGCTGCTTTGTAG